CACCACCCGCAGAAGCTATGCGTAAGTACAGCATGGAGGAAGTCAATGAAATACTTAAGGCCGATCTTGCTAGGTTTGAGCGAGGCGTGGCTACCTATTGTCCTGTTCCTCTTACTCAAGGACAGTTTGACGCATTGGTATCATTTTCATTCAATGTTGGGCTAGGCACACTTCAGCGGTCAACCATGCGCCAAAAGGTGATTCGTGGTGATATGAAGGGCGCAGCAGAAGAACTCTTGAAGTATTGCATGGCCGGGGGTAAAATTCTCAAAGGGCTGCAAAAGCGTCGCATCGACGAGCGTGCCGTGTTTCTATCCTAGGACTGCCGATGCCATTACAAAAAATACTGTTCAAGCCGGGTGTCAATAAAGAGAACACTCGCTACACCACGGAAGGTGGATGGTATGAGTGCGACAAAATTCGTTTCCGTCAAGGCAACCCTGAGATTCTTGGCGGCTGGCAACGCATCTCATCAAATACATTTAACGGCACTTGCCGTTCGCTTTGGAACTGGACAACGCTGGGCAACCTCAACCTAGTAGGCGTCGGAACTAATACAAAGTTTTACATTCAAAACGGCGGCGCATACTATGACATCACGCCTATCCGAACAACAACTACGCTTGGAACAGACCCTTTTACTGGCAACGGCACAACCACAGTCACGGTGGCTGCTACATCGCACGGGGCAACTGACGGCTCTTTTGTTACTTTCAGTGGTGTTACGGGCACGTACGCATCAGTCCTAAACGCCGAGTTCCAGATCACGCTTGTTAACGCCAACTCTTACACAATCACAACACCATCTGTGGTTGCAGCAGGGGCAACGGGCGGCTCAGCAGTTTCTGCGGTATACCAACTTAACGCTGGCCCTGCCTATGCTGTGCCTCTTACCGGCTGGGGCGCTGGTGCTTGGGGCGCTGGTGCTTGGGGTGTAGGTACAACATCTACTACTAGCTTACAGCTTTGGAGTCAGATTAACTATGGCGAAGACTTGGTCTTTGGCCCACGCAATGGTGGCCTGTATTATTGGGATGCAACGGGCGGGGTAACAACTCGTGGCGTATTGCTTAACTCCCTTGGGGGCACAGTTACATTTACTAACGCATCCCCTACGGTTGTAACATCAACAGTCCTCTACACAGAAGGCGCGGCGCTTAAGTTCTCTGGTGGCTCTCTACCAACAGGTGTTACTGCGGGTACTACTTACTATGTGTTTGAAGTCAACGGATTAACGTTTAAGTTACTAGATGGCGCGGGTGCTGCTGTTAATACATCTTCATCAGGCTCTGGCGCAGTGTCTACTATTGTTGACGTACCAACTGTGCAAAACAGCGTCACGGTGTCGGACATATCTAGATTTATTTTGGTGTTTGGCTGTAACGACTACGGCAGTGCAGTGCTTGACCCTATGCTGATCCGTTGGTCAGCGCAAGACGACCCATATAACTGGACGCCCGATCCTACTAACCAAGCAGGTTTTACACGCCTGTCTCACGGCTCTGAGATTGTCACTACGGTGCAGACTCGTCAGGAGATTGTGGTATTTACCGACTCAAGCGTATATTCACTTCAGTACCTTGGCCCACCCTATGTGTGGGCAGCGCAGTTGCTTGGTGACAACATTTCAATTCAAGGCCCCAACGCTGCGGTGATTGCTTCCGGTATTGTGTACTGGATGGGCGTGGATAAGTTCTACATGTACGACGGTCGTGTACAAACGCTTAACTCTGACTTGCGTCGTCACATATTTGGAGACTTTAACCAAGCGCAGGCGGCGCAAGTGTTTGCCGGTACAAACGAAGGTTTTAACGAAATCTGGTGGTTCTACTGCTCTTCTGGTAGCAACGAAATTAACCGTTACGTTATTTACAACTATGTTGAAAAAATCTGGTACTACGGCACATTGGGACGCACGGCTTGGCTGGATTCTGGCTTGCTTGACTACCCCTTGGCGGCTACGTACAACAACAATTTGGTGTATCACGAGAACGGGTTAAACAACAATGAAACCGGAACAACTACCGCTATTGATGCCTACATTTCATCCTCAGAGTTTGACATTGGCGACGGACATAATTTTGGTTTTGTGTGGCGCGTCCTTCCTGATCTGACGTTTGAGAATGCTGAAAACTCACCCACTGGCGCTACACCATCGGTGGCTATGACGCTATACGGCTTGGCAAATTCAGGTTCTGGTGTGACAAGTTCGGCCAGCCAACCCGTAGCTAAGAGCAGTACCTACGTGATTACCGAGCAGTTCACCGGCATGATCTTCACCCGCATGCGCGGTCGTCAAATGATCTTTAAGATTAGCTCTAACCAGATCAATACGGTCTGGCAGTTGGGCGCACCCCGTATTGACATTAGACCGGATGGCAGACGCTAATGGCTGAACTAAACGCAACCCCACCAAGCTTGCCGCTGGCTCCACCGGAGTACGAGGTTCGCTACTTTGTCCAGCTAAATAACGTCTTGCGCCTGTATTTTAATCAGTTAAACAACCCCGGCGACATGGGCGGCTCAACACTAAATTTAAACCTTGCCACACTGCCAACTGAAGCAGATCTGCCTAATTTGAGGCTTGGCGATGTTTACAGAGATACCCAAGATGGTGTACAAGCAACAAGCCAAATGCTTCGCATAAAGACGTCGACATGATATTATCTAGCAACCCCCATTTTGAGAGGCAAAAATGAGCCTGCATAAGTTTGCCGAACAGGTAGCCGCACAAGGTCGCGGTGACGACTCTTTACTTGTACACATGACGCCGGACGAAGTCCAGCGCCTACAAGCTTTTGCCGAAGCCAATGGTCGAACAATGACCATTAACCCAGAGACAGGTTTGCCTGAAGCTGGCTTTTTGTCTGACCTTTTTAAAGCGGTTGCCCCTATTGCGCTTGGCGCGTTCCTTGGCCCCGGAGCTTTTGGTATTGCAGGTATGGGCTTAAGCGCGGGTACGGCAGGTTTGATTACTGGCGGCATTACTACTTTGGCTACCGGCAGTTTGTCTCGCGGACTCATGGCCGGATTGGGTGCGTATGGTGGCGCTGGTTTGGCTCAAGGCGTTTTAGGCGCTGGAAACGCACAGCTTGCTTCAACTATGTCTGAAGGCGCGCAGGCTGCTGCAGGTGCAGGAGACATGACTGCGGGTATGAACGCAGTTACAAAGGAGCAGGCACTATCTGCGGGGGCTAAAGCAGTCACAGCAACCCCAGAAGCATTTGGTACTTTTGCTAAAAGTAACCTTGGCAATCTTGCCTATGCCGCTTCGCCAATCCTAGCAGGCGCTATGGTTCCAACAACTACAAAGGTCGACGCTCCCAAGAACGACAACTACATTCGCCAGTTTGATTTCAACATCAACCCAGAAACAGGCAAACCCGACCCCCTGTACGGTATGCGCGCTATGACGCCAGTCAAAGCCAACGAATTTGGAAACAAAACATTCCAAGGCCAGCGCGATCTATTTAGACAGCAAAACCCAAACCCGTACGACATTGGTGTAGCTTCTTTAAATCGTCCACCACAGCAACAAATGGGTATGGCAGGTGGTGGCATTGTGGCTTTGGCTGAAGGCGGCGACCCTGTAGATTCTCCAACAGAGTTTGCTCCTGTTGGCGGTGCCCCAGTTACAAACAATATGACTGTTGAAGATTTGTACACCCAGATTCTGGGTCGTCAAGGTGAACAAGCTGGTTTAGATTACTGGAAGCAAGGTTTTGGTGACACTGTTGATGCTAATGAAATTGCCAGTTTTAGACAAGCGGCACAAGCAGAATTGGCAAATCGCACACCCGCAGAGCAATTACAACTTGCTCCTAATTTGGTAAACAATACCGGCATAGCTTCCTTGGGGAATGCTGGAGATATTAACTACGTAGCAAAAGATCCCGGCATCATTACAGCTACAAACCAATACTTTGCAGCCAACCCCGACGTTGCTGCGGCATATGCCGTTAATAGTTATGGCATGACGCCTGAACAGTTTGCGCAGACACACTACACAAATTCAGGTCAGTCTGAAGGGCGTGCAAGTCCGTTGACTACCACTTCAAATTCAAACGCTTATTTGTTGGCAAACCCTGATGTAGCTGCCGCATACGCTAAAAATAGTTATGGTATGACACCGGCAGAACTAGTTGCGTACCACTCCACTACATACGGAAATGCAGAGCAACGAGCAACCCCCATTGCCGAAGCGCAAAACATGGTGGCAAACATGTACCGCAACGTGCTTGGCCGTGATCCCGATCCCGAAGGCTTAGCTTTCTGGAGCAACGCTATTGCTGCTGGCCGTTCGCCTGAGAGTATCTATAAAGATTTCTTAACAAGCGCTCGTTCTAATACTGAGTTGGTTACTGCTGACCAAGTTAAAAACGCTACGTTTGCAGATGCTACTAAAGCATACAAAGGCTACACATCTACCGATGCAAGCAACATCGTAGACGAATGGGTGCGCAACACTCTTGGACGTGATCCTACTGCAGCTGATAAAGCTCAGCAGTGGTACAAGGATGCGTATTCTTCTATGAAGACGCAAGAACAAGCAAAAGGTTTGTACGGCCAATTCCAAGGTTATGCAACCAAAGAAGCCACCACAGAAATGGCTAACCGCATTAAAGCTATTGACGCAGAGTTAAAAGCCAAAAACTTGACAGAGGCGGATCTACTTGCACAAACAGGCAAGACTAAACAACAGTTGGCTTCTGAAGGTTTGAACACTGGCTTGAACTGGATGGGTGCTTCTCAATTAGCACCCGCTGGCAGTAGGACAGCATACGATTTAAAAGCAAAACTAAAAGCGTTAACAAATACGCAAACGGTTTTAGACACAAACTCTCAAACAAACGCGCCTGCTGGTACAACCAACCCGTACGGCAATATTAACAATCCCGGCGATTTAACATTTAACGCTGACGGCACTACTACTGTAACGCCCAATATCCCCGGTCGTCCGTATGGCGGTTTCTCTGGCATTCAAGAAATAAAAGATGCCTACACCAAAGGTGGCGGCAGTTTGGGTTACACATCCAGAGTGCCAAAGAGCCTTAACGAATTCAACCAGATGTATAACAAACAGACAGGTGACTCGTTAGCGGCGTACAACTACCTTATGGGCAAGGGCGCCAATCCAGTTAAATCTGGTGTGCCTAAACTTGCTGTGCCTTACGACGAGTTTGCGCTTGGTAAAAAGACTTCTGCTTTGAGTGCTGCTGATAAAGACACAATTATTGTTGGTGGTGTTAAATACAATCTAACAGACCCCACAAACCCACCTCCTGCCGATACCAAAGGCACATGGACATGGAATGTACTGAACAAGCGCTGGATTAAAAAAGCGGCTGACGGCACTGTTATAAGCGATGGCAGCGGTGGTGGTATCGGCGGAGACGCAACGTCAGGAACAAATTCTGCATCATCTTCTGCAAGTTCGGCAACAGATGGCAACACAGCCAACAGTATTAGCGGTTTGGCAGCGGCGGCAGACAATAGCATCGGTGTGTCTGATATGGGCCCCGGTATGAGCGGTAGTTCATCCGCAAGTGGTAGTGACGGTGCTGTAGGCACAGGCGGTATGGGCGGGGAAGGTGGCGACGGTGCTGGATCAGGTGGTGGCGCTGATAACGCTCGCGGGGGTTTGATGCCACACGGTTCGTACCGTATGGCCAACGGCGGCATGATGGGCTACGCAATTGGTGGCGGTCTAGGTTCTTTGGGTTCTTACTCAGATGGCGGGCGTTTGCTCAAAGGCCCCGGTGATGGCGTGTCTGACAGCATCCCTGCAACGATTGGCCGTAAGCAACAACCCGCACGTCTTGCCGATGGTGAGTTTGTAATCCCTGCACGTATCGTGTCTGAACTAGGCAACGGCTCTACAGATGCAGGCGCTAAGAAACTCTACGCCATGATGGATCGTGTACAACGTGCACGAGGCAAGACCACAGGCAAAAACAAAGTAGCGGCCAATAGCCGTTCTGATAAATATCTTCCCGCGTAAGGAATAGATCATGGCAACACCAGTCTCCCAAATTCAAGAAGTCCAACAAGGCTTTGCGGAACCAATCCGCCCTTACGCAGAAGAACTGCTAGGTAAAGCACAGCTTTATACTGACCCTGATCTAAATCCCTACATGCAGTACATGGGGGATCGCGTAGCTCAATTTAGTCCTTTGCAACAACAGTCGTATGAAAACGCGGCTTTGATGCAGACCGCGCCCCAGTTGGGCGATGCAACGGCTTTGGCTGGGCAAGCAGGTTTAGGTGCACTTAATACACAGTACACGTTTAAACCCTCTGATTTTGCATCTACCTTTACACGCGATGCACAAGGGAACATGACTTCCCCGTTAATGAATCCATACATGCAAAGTGTAGTGGAGCGCCAGCAACAAGATGCACAGCGTCAGTCCGACATTGCTATGCAAGCAATAAACGCGCAAGCTGCCCGTTCGGGAGCGTTTGGTGGTAGTGGTAACTATCTTATGCGTGGCCAAGCCGCAGGAAACTTGGCTCGTCAAAAAGGCGACATCCAAGCAACAGGATTAAACAACGCCTACCAGCAGGCAATGCAGCAGTACAACACCCAGAATCAACTGAACGCACAGCAACAACAGTTTGGCGCAGGGCTAGGACTCCAAGGTTTGCAAACAGCAGGCACAATGGCCAACACTTTGGGCAATCTTGGCAATACGCAGTACCAGCAAAACATGGGCATCAACCAGATGCAGAACCAGCTTGGTGCACAGCAGCAAACACAAGCTCAGAACATTCTGAACAATCAGTACCAAGACTATCTGAACTCTCAGAACTACCCATACAAGCAGATGGGCTTTATGTCTGACATGATTCGTGGTTTGCCTTTGACTCAACAGTCGCAAACAATGTATCAACAACCCCCATCAATGTTGCAGCAAGTTGCTGGCGCGGGTTTGGTTGGTAAAGGTCTTGGAATGTTTGCAGGCGGTGGTTCAGTGGGCGAGCGTCCTGCTGGTCTGGCAGACTTGGCTATCTACAGAATGGGTCAGGATTAAATCATGCAATTAGAAGAACTATCTAATATCTCTGACAATCTGGCGATGATGCCAGACCCTGCTTTGCAGCAGTTTGCTCAGATGCACAAGACTGACCCCTACATGGTGTCACTGGCGTTGAGCGAAAGCAACCGCCGCAAAAAGATGCGCACAGCGGCTCAAGGTCAGGCTGGCGCTGCCCCGCAACCTAAAGTAGTCGACTCTGCAATTCAAAGCATGTCGCCAGCACCCGCACCTGTTGCGCAAACACAACTGCCCGAAAACCAAGGCATTGCGCAGATCCCTGCACCTAACATGAAGACTTTGGCTGACGGCGGTATTGCAGGTTACGGGGACGATGAAGAAGGTATGGCTACCGGCGGTATGGGCGGCATGTTTAACTTTGCTCAGCAAAGCGAGCCTGTGGTTCGTATGGCTGAAGGCGGTGTGCCGGGCTATGCAAACGGTAAAGACATTAAAGTTTATGAAGACCGCATCCGTGCAGAAGCTGTTCGTCAAGGCATTGATCCTGACTTAGCTGTACGCTTGTTTACGCAAGAGTCAAGAGGCGACAAAAACGCAGTATCTCCCAAAGGTGCAGCCGGTCTCGGCCAACTAATGATTCCTGCGGCTAAAGAAATGGGGCTTACTCCAGCCGAGCGCTTTGATCCAGATAAAAACATTCCTGCGTCTATTGGATACTTGAAAAAGCAGTTGGTAAAATACAACGGCGATCCAGAGAAAGCTTTAGCCGCTTACAACTGGGGCGGTGGTAATGTAGATAAGCATTTAGCCAAAAACGAAGGCAGACTAAACAGAATTGGATTGCCCAAAGAAACCGCAGATTACCTGACAAAAATTCTGCCTATGGGTTCTGCCAGAGCCGAAGACGTTCCTCAAGCTGGTAAGCCTGCGTCAGCACAAGCAAAAGCGGCTCCTGCACTGCCCGAAGGTTTGACTGAAAAAGAAATTGAAGCGTTAAGCAAACCCGCATTTGTTACGCCATCTTCAGGTAAAGGCCGTAAAGAAGGTAAGCTGTCCGAAGTTATTAAGTCTGGTGAAGCACCGCGTCAAATGATGCTGGGTGTGGGCGACTTACCTTATAACCTTGCCGGCGCCCCCATGGATATTGGATACAGTGTCAGTAAAGCGTTTGGTAACAAAGGCCCAGCGCCAATGCTTGGCAGTGAGCACTTAAAACAACTGGGCACTAAATACCTAGGGCGTGAAGCGGATTCAACCGACCCCACATTGAAAGGTTTCCGTACTGCCGGTGAGTTGGGTAGCATGGTTGTTGACCCTTTCTCTGCAACCCGTAAAGTAGCGCAGACCGCTGAAGGTCTGGAAGCCCTAGCCCTTGCACAGAGAGCTAAAGTGGCTGAAGCAGAAGCTAAAGTAGCTACACCTGTGAGCATGCGCCTTGAGCCACCTCGTACAGAACCCCCTGTTATGGTTGCTGATGCGCAAGGTCGTATCATGCCTGCAGATACCCGCGCCCGTGTACAACAAGCCTTGGCTGACGAAGCCGCTGTGGGTACGGAAGCTGCAAAAGCTGCCCAGTTGGAAAAACAAGCCGCCGCTTATCCCGGCTCCATGCAACGTGCAGAAATGCTCCAGAAAGCAGAATTGTCAGACAAAGTGCGTGGTGTGGGTACAGCCGCTAAAGTTGGTGATTCAGAAACAATGCGTAAACTGGGCATCATTACAGAGCGCCCTGAAGTTGGTGAGTCTGTTTCTGGTACGTATGACACCACAATGCCACCACCCAAGGATATTGTAGAAGCCGCCAAAGAAGCAACCCCCGCCAAGGAGCGTAAAGGCTTTGGAGATGATGATCTGCTGATGTTGGGTCTGAGCTTGATGGCTAACAAGTCACCAAACTTTATGACTGCTCTGGGTGAAGCCGGCATCCAGACCCTAGGTGCTAAACGTGAGCGTGAGAAGGGTGAGACTGAGAAAGAGTACCGCCAAGCTCTGATTGAGCAAGCTAAGCGCCCAGCCAACGAAGTCCAGTTGATTGAAAAATACCGTGACGATCCCAAGTTCCGTCAAGCGTACGACATGTTTGCACAGTCTAAACGTGAGCCACAGACACGCGAGTCGTTGCTTAAATCATGGTCAGCAAGTCCTTTCTTGCAGACCACCTACCAAAATCCTGAAGACTATATTAAAATGATGTCAGCCGCCGCAAGCGGTGGGGCTCCGGGCTCACAATTAAGCTCGTCAGATCAAAGTCTGATACAAAAATATCTAATCAGGTAACAGCATGGAACTCAGCCAAGTACTTCAAGCCCTTCGTAACGCGGATGCTGCAGGAGATACGGAGGCGGCGCAGAGACTGGCTGAGATTGCAAATGGCATGATTCAGCGTCAGCAGGCAAAACCTGCTACGCCAGAAGCTAAACCTGAGTCTGGATTTTTACCCGCGCTGTCTTCGGGCGTTGAGCGTATTAAAGGCCAAGCCGCTGCGCTTGCTGGCCGTGCAGGTCTTACCGACATAGACGCGGCTGAAGCCTACTACAAAGCCCAAGAAGAAAAAGCCGGCAAAATTTTTCAACCTACAGAAAAAGGTTGGACTGAAGCACCCCTTACAAAGCTTGGCGAACTGGCTGGCGGCTCTATCCCCTACATGGTTGCCCCTGCTGTTGCAGGCGTTGCTGGCGCTATTGCCGCCCCCGGAGCCGCTATTGCCGGCCTTGGTGCTGGAACATTAAGCGCTTTTGGTGCGGGTGCTACACAATTTACGGGAACCAACTTAGCCCGTCAGATGGATACGGGCAAGCGTCTGGCTGAGACAGACATTGGAGCCGCCGCCCTTGCCGCTGTGCCACAAGCCGCCCTTGATACGTTTGCCTTAAGGATGATTCCCGGTATTAAAGGGTTGTTTGGTCAAGCTGGACAAAAACTTACAAATGCTGAAGCTAAGGCAATTGCAAACCAAGGATTAGGGAAAACCCTACAAGACTATGCACTCAGTACCGGCAAGGTCATGGGCGCTGAAGGTTTAACAGAAGCCGGCCAACAAGTCTTTGAGCGTTTACAAGCAGGGTTGCAGCTTACAGACGAAGAAGCCCGTCAGGAGTATTTTGACAACTTTATTGGCGGCGCTGTACTGGGCGGTGTGTTGGCCCCCGCAGGGCGTTTTTCTGAGCGTAGTGGTATTCAAAAGCAAGCCAAACTTGCAGAAATCCAAGACCGCGTTAAAGCCGCGGCTGAGAAAGCACAGGCCAAAGCACAGCCAGCAGAAGTTGAAGGCGAGATCCCTGCCGAAGCGCTTGAGCCAGCGATGTTGCAGTTGCCTGCACCCACACCTACCCCTCCAGCACCCCCTGCACCTATAGTCGAGACGACACGCCCCGGCGCAGTTATTGCCTCTTCAGATACGCGTACCCCTGCATCCACCCAGCAGTTTAATCTTAGCCGTGCCATGGAAGAGCACGACAATTTGCGTACGCAATTTAGCAATTTAGAAGATCAGATGACTAAGGCGACTCCTGATGAGTTTGCCAAACTGCACCCTGTGTATGTGGAAACCAAGACCAAGATGGAACAGCTTGGCGCTCAGATCAATACGGCTGGGGGTGTTGCCGCCAGTGAGACAGATTTTGAGAAGCAGGCTAGCCAGACCTTGACAAAACTAACAAAGCAGTTTGAGGACGCCAAGCAAAAAGGCGATATGGAGAAGGCCAACAAACTTGCGTTGGCTATTAAGGACGCTACAGCCGACTTTGAAAACCGCCGTGGTGCATTGGCAGCAAAAGCTGAAGGCCAAACCAAACGTGGTGAGACGCGTGATCTGTTTACCGAAGAGCCAGAGCAACCCGCTGGCGAGAAACTGCGGTATGAAAATTACAAAAAAGAACCTGTCAGCACCGGCATAGCGGCATCCAAAGAAGAGGCCATGGGTGTGGGCGAGAAGAAGCCTACTAAGTCTGAAGTTATCAGCGAAGAAGCCATCATGAGCGCCCAGAAGAAACTGGACGCAGCCAACGCCGCCTTGCCTGCCCTGACAAAAGCCAAAGATCAAGCGGGCATCGATGCCAAGACCAAAGAAATTAACGTGCTAGAGGCAGAACTTAACCGCTTGCACATTGGCCGCCGGCCAAAACTTGCCGCTGATGACATCTTCAGCAAGCAAAACGTCATGCGTACGGCTATTAACCAAGGCGACTTTGAAACAGTTCTCGAAGTAGCAGAGCCCGTTACGGAAGAAGTTCGAGCAGAAAGAAAGCAAGCGTCAGAAGCAGAACGCGCAGTTCGTGAGAACTTGACTAAGGCTTTGGATGAGCGCCTGAACTTGGCGGGTACAAAGCGAACTCTTGTTGTTGATGAAGATACGTACCAGCGCACAATGGATGAGATTAAGGCGCTTGCCCGTCACGTTGAGTTTCCCCAAGGCAATGCCAAAAAGTCTGTGCTTCAGATGTTGCAGGACATTACAGACGAGCACGCGCGTCTAAGCGCAAGGCTTGAGTCTGGTATTGCTGAACCCACTTTAAGAGAAAAGACTGCGGCACTTCAGGCTAAATTAGGTAAGGGCGAAGCCCCCGCAGCCAACCGCCAGATGGACGCAAGTGAGCGCCACAACGTACGCCGTAAATTGGATTCGTTGGTCAAACGCTACAACGCTTTGGAAACCAGCAAGGTTGCCCCATACCGCGAAAAGATTTATTCCTTGTACAACGGCATGTTCAAAACAGAGCCTGCCCAAACATCAGACCAACTTAAGGCGGCAAAAGCCGCCGAGTCTGAGCGTCAGGTTGCATCTACAAAAAAAACAGGCACACCAAAAGAAGGAAACAAAGGCGTTGGTGCGGTTGTTAGTAAGGCTACCAAAACAGTTACGCGTATAAGAGCCGGGGATTTCCGCAAAGAAGCCATGAAGACAGTGGAACTGTCCCAGTTGGCGCGTGAGTTGGGAGAAAAGACACCCGAATACCAAGCCTATGCTGCCGACACTGCCAAACGTTTAGGTAAGATGGTTGACAAGTACGGCAAAGACGACAAGGCTGTTAACGCGTACCGCATTGAGATTACAAGCGAGCGTCCTATCAAAGCGGAAGAACTTGGCCGCAAGTCGCCTGAGTACAAAAAAGCTTTGGAGGCGCAGGCTAAAAAACTTAAAGAGGCTGTCAAAGGTACAGGTCTCTTGGAGATCCCATCCAAGCGCACACCGCAAGTTACCCGCAAAGCTACAGGTGCTCCCGGCCAGTTCCGTACTTCCACGGCAGAAAGCAAAGCCGAGACAGAGCAACGCGTTCAGCGTTACAACCGCCTCAAAGGGATTAAGAAAGATTTTGATGAGGGGATTGCCTCTGAAAGAGAACTGCCAGCCCGTGGCGTAGAGGGCGCAACCCCTGACCTGACAGAAACCCAAGTCACTGCGCTTGAGAACAATGATGTTCGCAAAGCCCTGAATGACATGGCCAAGGATCCCCGTACAAGCAAGCTAAACAGCATCGTGGCAACACGTTTGGCTGGGCTTCTTGATACAACTGATATTGTTTTGAAAGACACGTTGGTTGACAACGAAGGCAACCCAGTCTATGGCGCAGCCAACATCAAGCGTAACCGCATCACATTGAGCCGCGATGGTGGCCTGTCACAAGAGATTTTGTTACACGAAGGTACACACATTGGTGCTGAGCGTGTGATTCTCCAGTACGAGACAGATCCATCCAAGCTGACAGAGCTTCAGCGCGTAGCTGTGCGTGAGTTGATGGCCATCCATGCCGCAGTTAAGAACGATCCACGCATTACCAGCACCAACGCCAAGGGTAGTTTGTCTGAGTTTGTGGCTGAGATCATGTCCAACCGTGTTTTGCAAGAGCAAATGCGTACCAAGGCTTGGAGAATGTCTGACGCATGGAATGGCTTTAAGAGCGTCATCTTGCGCATGCTGGGCATTGAGAAGCCCGAGACAATGTTGGGCGTTGCTATTCAGTCTGTCGATGCTATCTTTGTTCCTGCCAGTGCCAAGGTTGAAGTCAAACCTTCTGGCCAGCGTAAGTTAGCGCAGAAAGACATAGCCGCTTTGCATACCGGTAGTAATTCGATGAAGCAGTTTGCCGAACAGTTTGGCCCTGACATCAAGCAGAAAGACCGCACAGTACAAGACGCAGAGCGTATCGGCACAGAGTACATGGACAAGATGTACAACGAGCCATACGACTACGTACAAAGAGCAGACCCAGACAAGCTTGACTATACGTCTGCCACCACCATGTCTGACGGCAAGCAGTTTGACCCTGATAACGCTCTGCACTATGTTGAAGCTGACGCGGCAGTGTTTGCTAACTTGAAGGCACAGGAAGACTGGGACTTGCGTGACAGAGAAGCCACGGCAATTAACGTCCAACGCAAGAAAGATTTGAAGTCTTTAATTAAAAACTTGATGGATGAGCCATCTTACACAACGGTGGAGCAGGCGTTGGTGGCAAGGGCTGCGGCTAAGTACGCTGTGTTGTCTGATAAAGGAGGCCGTTTAAAGTTAGCGTCTATTGAATCTAATAACCGCCACAACATTGCTGTGGTAAGCGCCGAAGATGCTGGGCATGTTATCCAAGAACTGCGTGCAGGCAAAGGTTTGAAACAAGCATTCCTTGATGGTATGCAAAAGAACGCCGACGAAAACGCCAAGAAAAACGGCAACAAAAACGGTTGGCAAAAGTTTAATCAGGTTAACCCCAAGCGTGAACTGAATACGGACATACCCGCAGAACCGGGAAGAGCGCGTTTAAAGTACAAGCCTGTAGAAAGTATTGAGAAAGCTGCCGCTGCTCTTAACGCTGGTGCTGCTGGAACTCCTTGGTGCACAGGCGCTAGTGTTAGCACAGCGCGTGGACAAATTGAGCGTGGTGACTTCTATATCTACTATCAAAACGGCAAGCCAGAAGTTGCTGTGCGCATGGACGGATCTAACAAGATTGGAGAGATTCGCGGTAACTCCCCTAATCAAGCACTGTCTAAACCTCAACAAGAAATTGCGTTTAACTTTTTGAACAGTAACAATTTTGAAGGCGCGGAAAAATACACCTCTGAGTTTGCAAAAAAACAACTGTTGATTGACGTTTTAACCAACAAACGCGAACTGACCCCGCAAGAATTAGCGTCTTCTGCTGATTGGAATTTGGTTAGTAATGGCGAACTGTCTGATTACAAAGTTAAAAATTTATTTAATTTCCGTACAGTAGACGGCTACGGCGGTCGCCCCGCTGCGTCCGATAAAGTCATTAAAGAGCTTACTGACAAATTAAATTTTGCGTACACAAATGCGTACGAGCAAAACTATTTTGTTGGGGCGCCTATCTCTTTAAGGCCGACAGAACCTGATACCGTACACAAGTTTAAATTTAATGGCCAAGAGTACACAGCAAGTCAAGACGAAATCAAAGCCGTTGGCACTATCGGTATTAGTTCGTGGAAACCAGTAGACGAATTTACAACGTTGCCTGCGCTAGAGTACGTTAACAAAATTGACATATTTAGCGCCACTAAACTGTCTTTGCCCCTGATTAAAAACGTAAATGAACTAACCGTATTTAGTGCTGTAGATGGCAATGGCAAGCCGTTACAAGCTGAAGTTGCGTTGGCTAATGGCAGTGTTGTTAGAAACGCCCAAGCTTGGGGGGATAACCCTGCGCATGTAAAAATTACAGGCGCAACTCAGTTTATTGACGTACGAAAACTTGGCAATGCTTTCCGCCCATTACATCTAGTAGCGCCTGACGCGCTGTATGTAAACGTACAAAAAAATGACGGTAACATAGTTAGTCTGGCAAACGTTCTTGCTGCGAATTTGCAATCAGCGGTAAAGAAAAAATTAAGCAATGCGGGGCTGACACGATTTAACACCGATATTCCTTTTGAAGATCTTGACCCTTCAACACGCAAAGCGGCTGAAAGTTTCTTTAAAGACGCTGGCAAGCGGATTGATTCTAAGTTTATAAACGATGTGTACGACAGACTTGGTGGTGAAAGCGGCACTATCAATGCAGAAAATGTTGCTGAGTTTTTTGGATTGATGGCTACGGAAAAACGCGGCATGTTTAGTCGCGGTGAAGATTTGTCTTTAAAAGATGCAATGACTGTTGTTGCTAAATTTAACGATTTGTTTAATTCTTCAGACAGAATTGGTTCAGACATAGGCAACATTACAGCGCCCAAGATGATTGCCGAAGCACCGCCTGTGCAGGCGTTGACTGAGACAGACGACCCAATCCGCTACGCACCCAAGCCTAGTGCGCCGGGCTATGAGTCTGCGCTAGATACCAGCAACCAGATCATTGCTTCACCTAAGACAATTCGTCAGCGGGTTGAGGCTAACCTTGGGTTGGCGTTCCGCACCCAAGTGCTTGATCGCTTGGCTCCCCTTGAGAAGGTGGCTAACGAGATGCTTGAGCCCCTGAAGGGCATGCAAATGATGTACTACTTGCGTATGTACGATCAGCGTATGTCTTACACACAACAGGCTGTTGGCGTTGGTGTGCCCCAGCGTGTGGCCAAGAAACGTGAAGATGGTCAAACAGAATATTTGATTGAGAGCGTTGAAGGCCCGAGCTTAGCAAGCGTGGTTGGTATCCTCAAAGACACGCCCAACATGAACGCTGAAGCGGCTAACCGCTTGTTTACCATGTATCTGCTAGGCAAACGTGCCGAGCGTGTGGGCTACGACAAGCTAAACTTTAAAGTCTCAGAGGCAGAACTTCGCGCTGTGGTCAAACAAATTGATGGTGACGATGCCGTCCGCGATGTCTTCACTAAAGCCCGTGACGAGTACAACAGTTACAACAAAGGCTTGATGAAGTTGGCCATTGACTGCGGGGCAATTACCCCAGAAGAAGGCGCTCGTCTGTCTGCCAGCAACGACTACATCCCATACTACCGCGAACAAAACGGCAACGCTGTCTTGGTCATTGGCGGTGAAGGCGTAGTCAAGATTGGCAACTTGCGTGAGCAGCCTTACTTGAAAGAGCTCATCGGGGGCGAAGACAAAGTGTTGGACTTCATGACCAGTTCTGTCCAGAACACATCGATGCTGATTGACATGTCTTTGCGCAACCTTGCTGCCAAGAACGCTATGTACGAATTGGTTGGCTTGAAGCTGGCTAACTTCCTTGGCGCGCCTATAGCCGGCAAGGACATCGTGACGTTCAAAGACAAGGGCGTTGAGAAGTACGTGCAAGTGGCAACCAATGAGATTGGCATCCCGTCTGACCTGTTGGTCAAGGGCATGGAAGGTATCCCGCTTAACAACACAGGCGTTGTGGCGGCTATGGGTATGCCTGCTACGTTCTTGCGTAGAGCCGTTACCTTGTCTCCGCTGTATGCGTTCCGTCAGCTAATACGCGATTCTGTGGCGGCTCCGCTGTTGTCGGGCGCTAACTTTACGCCTGTCATGGGCGCAATTAAAGAGCTTGGCGCATCCGCTACAAAGACCACGCTTGAGCGCAGGGGTATTACAGGCGGTCAAATTTTCACTGGTACAAACGAAGACTTGACCAAAATCTTGCGTGACTTACAGTCCGGTAAAACAGTTAGTTGGTCATCCATGATTAGCAGGGCTGAAGGTTTGTCCATGGAAGCAGACGCGGCTACTCGCCGCGCTCAGTACAACAGTTACCTTGAGCAAGGCTTGTCCGAAATGGAAGCTACGCTGATGTCTCTGGAGTCCATGAACTTTAACCGCCGCGGTGTGTCGCCTAGCGTAGCGTTGGCCTCCAGACTAATTCCGTTCTTTAATGCTCAGTTGCAAAGTTTGGATGTTCTGTACCGTGCGTTCCGTGGAAAAATGCCTATGGACGAGCGTTTACAAATCCAAAGCAAATTGCTGCAACGTGGCTCTTTGATGGCGCTTACAGCCGTGGCGTACACCTTGCTCATGCAAGACGATGAGACTTACAAGAACGCCAACCCTGACGAGAAGTATGGTAACTTCTTCGTGCATGTGCCCGGTATGGATGGCGCGCTTCGTATCCCTGTGCCGTTTGAAATTGGTTATATCTTTAAGGGTATACCCGAAGCCCTCATCAATACCATGCGTTCAGCGCAGGGCGGTGAAGAAGCGTTTAAGGCGTTCAAATCTATTGCGCTTCAAACGATTCCGGGCGGCACATCCTTGATGTTGCCACAAGCGGTTAAGCCTTTTGTTGAGAACGTATCCGGCTATTCGTTCTTCACAGGGCGCCAGCTTGAGTCAGCCAAGGAGCAGATGCTTGAGCCTGCGTACCGTTATCGTGACAACACCACAGAGATAGCCAAGGGGCTGGGCAAGATGTTCGATGTCTCGCCTATCAAAGTTGAGAATCTTGTGCGTGGGTACACGGGCGGTATGGGCTTGGCACTGTTGCAGGCAATTAGTGTTGCGGTTCCTGTCAAAGGCGGTACGCCAGAGCAGGCTTCTAAACGTCTATCCGATATGCCAGTCGTTGGCGGTCTGTTCCAACCTGAAGATGCAGGCGGCAGGATTAACGCCATGTACGAGCACATGAAAGAAGCCCGTCAGGTGCAGAAGACCTTTGAGGACTTGGTCAAAGACGGCAAGCGCGCAGAGGCCAAAGAGTATTTGCAAAAGAACATCAATACGTTTGCGCAAGCTACGATGGTGGGTAATGTGTCTCAGCAAATGAACATGTTGACTCAGGCAGAGACGGCAATCAAAGCGTCTAACATGGAGCCTGAGAAAAAGCGTGAGGAGCTTGATAAGATTCGCCAGATCAAGATCAGGTTTGCGACTTCTGTGCGGGAAGTTTTCGAAAAAACCAAACCCCAGTAAAGCCGTTATGGATGCCTGTGATAGCACGGGCATCCAGTATTCTCAGCAATACGGCCTTCTTTAAACCTAGTTCACGCACGGCTTGCGTATCAAGGCAGGGGACAAAGAACCCCTGACCTTTCTCAACTTTCAGCCACGGGAACTGGATTAAGGATGTCTTCATTTAGGTCTTCAACTCGCCTTCTGATCTTCATCACGGCTACGCGCATTTGGGGGCCTTTGGTCTTGGCCATCATGTCTTTCTTGACGTACTCAACCTGAAACTGATCCTCAAGTTGGCGCTTAAAGGAAGTGTAGCCAAAGCTCATGGATGCGCAATAGGACTTGAGCAGTTGTTCCTCGATAAAGTAGTCGATGTACTTGGGCGTTAGCTCATGCTCGACACGGCCTAGAACCTTGTTACGGGTGATGGAGATGTCAATCTCCTTGCCGCTACCCAGTTCTGCCATCAAGCCGCCAGTGCTAGGACGAATCACAACAAAGCTGCCATAGCTGTCACGGGTATAGGCGTTCAGTACATCTTCAGCCGTGCGCACACTGCTCTTCATACTAGCCCTCATGTTCTCTACAACCTTCTTAAAAGCGTTGATGATGGGGCGGTAGGGTATCTCAATCACGCCAAGCTCTTTAAACGCTTTTAATCCGCAGACAGTAGCCCCGATACCCGCCATCCAAAAGCGCTCGTCATTGGTGGCATTAAACTCGGTATACATGGCAGTCACAGCACTACTGACCATCTCAGGGAAGGTGGCCACATTATCGGCAAGGTACTGCGCCAAAGCAAAACCCGCCACGCCATAGTTATGCTGAAGCGACTTGATGATCTCAATCTCATGGGGTTCCCAAGTCAACTCGTCCTCAAGCACGAACTCCAGTAAGCGGCGCAATTCACCCTCAGATGAATGGTTACGTCCACCCGTCAGGTAGTCCACGATGTGGGTGTTAGATGACATGATGGCGTTGGTCATCCATGTGGACAGGTTCAAGCGCTCTTTGTTGGAGCCGGACTCCATGCGCTCCTTGCCACGGCCTTCGGTCATGTCCAGTAGGAACTCAGGCAACCACTCAAAGTCCTTGCGGTTCTTGGCCGTGATCTCGTCCGTAATAAGCGGGTGGCTGTTGAGCAAACCCAAGCGTTGTTGCATAGCAACAGGTGATGTGCTCTTGCCTGTGCGGTAGTGCGTTGGGTGTCCCCATACTGAGGCCGCGGCTTCCAGAGACAGAGACTTGCCCGTGCCGGACTCGGTTGAAGCGCAGTGGTACGTCATGCCGTAGATACCTGTGAAGCGCATGAAAGGCGCTCCAGCACCGACAAGCAAAATGGCTAAGTGGTTCCACATCTTCTTAGCAATCAGCATGTTGACAAAAGCTCGCCAGTTGTCGAGCGATCCCTTGGGTTCGGTATTGACCGTGATGTTTTCAAGACCCGGCATGGGCACTTTGATGGGCGGTACACCCTTGGAGAAGATACGCCCTGCATAGACGTACGTATTGTCTGCTTGCCAGCCGTAACTGTCGGGAACCTTAACGGCTACCTTGTTTGTACTAGATTCTTCCACGCATGCCCTCACATATTCAAATAGGTTTTTGTCATTGTTTGACCCAAATGCTGCAACCACGTTTTGGTTTGCCAGCGCCTTAACTGTTTCATCCTTGCTGACCACAGCCCTCTGGGGCATTACCACATTCACAGCGCCTTCAGGTTTGAGCGCAATCATGTGTACTGTGTGATCGTTATTGCTGTTGAGTATGTCCACTACGAATAGCTCATAGGGCAACAGCATTACTTGCTTCTTGGTCTTAGCCCCGTCAGCGTCCTCGACTGTGCGCTCCATGAAGATGCCCCCGTTCGTGCCGTAGGCGTAACCCCGTGGCGGTGTTGGGCGCATGACCTTGATGGTCTCCTTGGCTGTGGCACTGCTCTCGCTCTGCACAGCGACTTCGATTTCTTTCTCCTCGATCTCCACCGATGTCTCACGTCCCATGACGAGTGGGTTGGTGATCTTGCCCCAGTGCGTACACGTTGGGCAGATGCCGGGGTTCTCGCTGTCCATCTTGATGCAGGGGTATGGGCCTTTGATGCTTTGCAGCTTTTGGTTCATACGCTCCGGCTCGTACGGGTGCATCTGACTGAGCCACACTGCCGCCTTGTTGCCGTCCTCACAGACTTTCGCCCATGACAACAAGCCTCTCCAAATTGGCTCCATGCCTTCTTCGGTTGCGTGTTCAACGTAGTGCGCAAGTTGGTTGCAGCCCTTTGCGTTTTGCGTAGCCAACCAGATTGGTTTGAACTTGGTCACGCTGTTAGCAAAAAGAGTGACACTGGTTGCCGACACAGGGGCGGCAGAGGGGCGAGTACCCGCCAACTCTAGCTTCGGCATGGCCTGCGCTTCATAGACAGAGCCGGATAGCTTCTCCCTGATAAGCGTAGCCAATGCGTCAAAGCTGAACGTATCGCCCTCAGACAGTATGCGCACGGGGCGCGGTGTCGCGTACTTCTTCTTGAAGTTGGTAGTGCCGGGCACACGCAAGACTCGGGCGGCATCTGCCGTCACAGTCATGTCGATAGCCAAGCTCTCCTGTTTGCACAGGCGTTTGAAGTTCTCAGCGACAGGTTTCCATGAGTCAATAGGCACAGCCTCGGTCAAAGGCCAGTAGCAGTGCAAGCCGCCACCAGACGCTACGACATAGGGCGTACCTACCGCATCAAGTCCTGTCTTCTCCAAGAACGCATTAAGCGCAAGGGCGGCATCTTTCTTCGATGCGTACCCGTCCATGTCAATGAACAGGGCTTTGACATACCTTGCGTTTGCGGCAGTGCGGTTGTTCTCCTCGCCAAAGGTAGCCAAGGCAAAGTAAACGTCACACTTGTTCTGATGCCAAGTCTCAATTGGCTCAGTGGTCTGATCGAGCGTGTCAACAAAGGCATGCTCTTTCTTCTTTGTAAGCTCTGCTACGCAATACCGACCAAATTCTGGCGGTGGCAGAACAACCGCTAAAAAATCAAGCGGGGTCATTAAAGTCCTTGCGGTTAGAAGAGTTCGAGTTGTCGTGCGTCTGTAATCGTTGGGCGTTCCATGATGGGGTAACCAGCAAGGCGACTGAGCAGTTCCATCTGCCAGTTCTTTGGCAAGCCCTCGGGCTTGTGCACCAAGTCTTCAGCGAACCGGATCAGTTCTTCCGTGGTGAGGGATTGAGGTTGTATTCCGTACATATTTTTCTCCATGCCTCGTCCGCTGTGCGTGAGGTCTTCATTATGTGAGTTAAGAATTCGACGCGGTCACGATAGGCCACAAACACTTCCGTGCCCGTAAACCAGTTGTAGACAGTCTGTCGAGAGACGCCAAGCGCATAGGCAATCTTCGTGACCGGAAAGTCAAGATGGATCGCCCAACGCCCAAGCTGGTTGCCCAGAGACTTGGGAGTCTTTGCTACTTCGTCAATGATTTTTTGTGAGTAAGCCATAGTGGTTTAGGTGGGGGTACTAGCCGTTCGTCCGCAAGCTAAATTGCACGACGTTCCCCCCGATTCAGTTACTCATCGTCCCAATCAGCAACGATGTCGGCCAGCTTGTTCTTCTTAGCTGGTACGGATTCAACCTTGGCCGCGGCTTTGCGCACTTCAGGCTCTTCTTCAGTCTAGGCAGGCTTGGCTTTCTTGGCCTTGGATGCTTTAACTTCGGCCATAGACTCGGCTTCGTCTTCGTCAAGCAAGTCACCAAGAGTCTTAGTGCTTGTTCCGGGCGCTTTTCCGGGGATAGCCAAGGGTGCAGGGGCGGCAACACCAACACCATCAGCGGTGGCAGGGGTAACGGCCACGGCCTTCTCCGCATCCTTAGACTTGGACTGCTCAACGGCTGTTTCGTACTCATCATCAGTCAACCAACGCACAGGAGCGAAAATCAGCTTGGGAGACTCAGCCTTGGTGTCAAACTTCATGCGAGTCACGATGGCATCCAAGTTAACTGGAGGAGTCTGAGCCGCCATAAAGCGAGCATAAGCCTGCAAGGGACGCTTGTCACCTTCTTCTTTGCCAAAGATGGACGTAGCAGGCAGGGTAACCTGCAAGACATCGCCTGATGGGTTGTTAGCCAAGACCACAGCCAAGCGCTGTTGGTAACGGCATGCGCGGCTTTGACCATTGCCAGACCCTGCGATGTTCTGTGGGCATGTGGCACAGCTTGCAGACTGACGATTCTTTACGCCTGCATCGGGCTTGTCACCATCAGCAGAGGTGCAGTCAGGGGCGGCTGCAGCCGCGTCTTTGTCGTACGAGCCAGCGTAGAAAATACGGCTGACCTTGGGCGCGGCCTTGACCACGATCACATCCAAGTGGCGGTCTTCGATCGAAGCGATCTCTTTGCCACCGGACAGTAAGCGAAACACGCCACCCTTGATGGAGACGCGCTTCATGCCACCGCTAGTGTTAACGCCACCGGCCAGAGCCAAAGTTGTGGCAGAAAGTTCTGCGTTCTTAGCAAAAGCAGGAACGTTTGAGGGATTGAACATTGCAATATTGCTCATTTTGTTTTCCATTTAAGTTGGTTTGCGTACAGAGATGTCGAACTCAGATGTTGAATTCAGACCGGGCGGTACGACCCCGGGGTTTTCTTCCAAAAACTGCGCCATGTTGAGTTGGGCAATTCGTTTTTCTAACAAGTCCACGGCCTCGTGCTCGATCATAAATTTCTTGAACGAGTCCCAGTCTTGTGTGTAGTAGCGAGTCTTCACGGACATGACTGCCGTGCCCTCGGTAGTGCGTACAGATGTGACCCCCATGGCCTTCATCTGCTCTTTGATCGCATTCTTGATCTCGTCCTGTTGTGCCTTGAGTACTTCAGCTTGTGTGTCGTACGCTTGGGTCAGTTCGGTCATGCGTGTGCGTAGCTTGCGGTAAATTTTTACCAGCTTGTCTAGCGGTACTGCTTCTTCTTCCATTGCTTCTCCTGTTATTTGTTTGTTTGTCTAAGGTTGGACAGTTTACATGTAATTTCTAGCGTTGCAACCCCCTTTCAAGATTTAATTTCAGTTTCGAACATATCGGTAAGAAGTGTGTTGTCACTAACTTTACCTTCCAGTACATGGAACATGCGCTTCTCAATCGGGCTACCCTGAATGTGAATCACTGTTACCTTGTCTGAGTCTTGCCCCTTGCGGTCAGCACGGGCACAGCACTGGATGTACTGCTCCACGCTCATGAGTGGCCCATAGAACACCACAGTGTCAGCGGCAGTCAGCGTGATGCCGTGGGCAGAAGCCGCAGGCTGCATAACCAATACCCTAGGGTCTGGCTCTGTCTGAAAGCGGTGGATGATTTGACCGCGTTTGCTTGGCGTTACATCTCCATGGATGCACTCATTGACAATACCCTTCTTGGTGAGGTAGTTGCTGATGGTGTCGATGGTGCTTCGGAACAAAGCAAAGATGATGACCTTGCGATCAGTCTCCTCCAGTATCTCCTCCAGTACCGCAAGCCTAGGCGCTGAATCAAACTCAACAACTTCCTTGTCGTCTGTGTAGGCCGCGCCACAACTGATCTGCAATAGTTTGGATACACCAGCGGCGGCATTGACTGCCGTGATGGTCTCGCCTGCGGCCTGCACAAGCATACGTTCTTTCAAGAGATCGTAATATTTCTTTTGCTGTGGGGTCAGGGCAACCTCTCGCGTCATGGTAATGACAGGCGGTAAGTCTAGGCACTGTGCTTTGGTGTAGCGTATGGCGGGTTGCAAGGCTTCGTGTACTCTCTCCTTGGCATCCGCTTTAGCCGCCCACTTAAACATGGTGACTTTGTTCATAACCTGATCGCGCCATGCTGTGAAGAACTTAGGCACACCATCAGGGTTGACTAGCTTAGCCAGCCCATACGCATCCACAGGCGATTGCGATGCCGGCGTTCCTGTCATCATCCACAGGTACGTGTTGGGGTTCAAGATCGATGCCAGAGATTTCCACCGCTTGGTTGTGATAGTCTTGTATGCGTTAGCTTCATCAACAATCACAAGGTCAAAACGTCCATCGTTGACCACCTCTTCGGCCACCAAGTTCAGCCCTTCGTAGTTGGTAATTACAATTTCGTAATCTCGCTGAATCATCTCGATGCGCCGACTAGCTTGAGGGTGGTGCGCTATGACGGCAGAGCGATGAATGATGCTGTTGTTAATGTCACCCATCCATGCGCTGTGCATGATCGACAGGGGGCACAGGATAAGCACCCTACGCACCTTGCCTAGCTTCATCAGGTAGTCAGCCGCCCACAGTGCTGACAAAGTTTTGCCAGTGCCGGGTTCCGAGAACACGAAGGCTCTACGGCACAGCGTAAGGAACGCTGCCGTCTCGATCTGGTGAGCCATGGGTGTGTAACGCCCCGGCCAGTTGTAGCGCCTAGTGATAGGCGACGGTACATTTTTAACACCTAGGTTACGCAAAACCCGCGCTTCATCAAGCCCCCAATACACCGCCACGTCGTAGCCACCATCCATGCGCTCGACGATCTTGTGTTTGGGTATGACTTTGTATTTGTGCGGGTTCCTTGTGCGTAAGATAAGTGCTCTGTCTTCTACGATTTCCATTGCTTCTCCAAGCTATTATTTTCCGTTGTCGCTCTGGTTGGCGCTCTTACTACGGAGGCGGGTGTTACCCGCTGTTGACTTACCTCCCGCACGAAGCGGTTTAATGTGGTCGATGTCCTTGCCTGTACGCTCAACACCTTTCTTGTCATAGGCTCTACGAGCTTTCTGACGTTCGACTTGATCGGCTGTCTCGCCTGTTTTCTTTTGCAGTTTGTAGGCGTGTTTGTAGTCACGCTTGCCGTTGGTCTGTGTCATGTTAAACCTCTCTTAACTGTGCGTTAAAGTAAAAATTGGTAGTGCCGCGAATCTGTTGTGCACGAAACCCAGATTCAACCATTGCTACAATCATGGCCTCATTGCTAATGTATGAACCAACTTGTCGCTCTGCTAAATGCTTGAGGCCATAGCTTGAGATGCGTCTGTTGATTGACTTACGTGGGCGAACAAAACCCTCGTTGATCCAGAACTTAGCGTTCTTAACTTCTACTGGTGGTGCTTCTATCATGATTACTCCTTTATGCCGTGAAATTTTTCAATTGCTCTTGTGTAGTTGAATAGGTGTAAGCCTATTGACATCAAGTCCGTCCTTGTAAAACCTGCCTCGTAAGCAAGCTTGGTCATTTCCAGTTCTGATATTACACCGCCTTCCCTAAGTACTTGCTTTCGTGCTTTGCGATACTCGTTGCGACAGTGACTACACAAAACCGGGCAACTATCGTCCGTCAACGAGAACTCTATCCACTCTTGCTTGAGGTCGTAGTCAAGATAGTGCGTTCCGTCTGCGTCCCTATCAAGCGCAAGCGCGCCAACTTGCTTTTCAAACGCATTCATCAGTGTGTCTAACGTCCTGACTCGATACAGCTTGACGTTCGTAGCCGCACACGCTTCGCACTCGCCATCATCCAGAGGGTTTTCGGCATCGTGTTCTTCAAGCGCTTTGCGAGCCACCCGATACATGATGCTGTCTCGTCTTCCCATACATCCTCCTAATGTTTAGGGTTAAATTCGCATCCGGTGACCTGACACCATCCGCAAAGTGGGGTTTGATTTGGGTTCCATACATCGTTCTCAAAGCATGCTTCAAGACGCGCAGTACGCTCACGATACTTCCACCAGAACTGCTCGGCTTGATCTCGTGTCATCTGCATCTTGACCATATCATTTTTGACAATGAACAGCAACGCTGAGTTGACCTTGCGGATGTGGGGAAAGTGAGCAAAAACCATAAGCGACATGAGCACAAGCTGATCCCGATCAGGGTACTTGTTGTTGCCTGTCTTCCAATCCCCCACCCATGCGGTCAGGTTGTCATCGTTAACGATCAGGATGTCGGCAATGCCTCGAACCCAAACGTCAGGAGACTTCCAGTTGGTAGGCTTCAGGTCAACAGTCAGCGCCATCTCGTACTCAGCAAGGGCTCTTCCGGGCTTGCCTAGCATGGCGTCCACTACAGGCTGGAACTGCGCATACTCAGGCGGTATCGGTGTCTTGTCCCTGATGTAGTCTTCGATGGCCTGATGCACCTGATTGCCGTAACGCGTGGCCTCAGTCTCTTGGAAGGGGTACTTCTTTAAGACCTTGACCTCGTGATACCTGCGCTGACAGCCTTCAAAATCTTTTAGGCTGCTGTGTGACCATGCTGGTTTTTTCATTCAAACTTCGCTGTTCTAATGGCTACTGTTAATCGGTTGGCAAACTGGGTAACAAACGCCTCGTTGTTGTTGAGGTCATGTTGTCCCATGTCCTCTAATATGGCATGTACCACCTCGTGCCAAAATGTGTCGGCCAGTTCATCTTTGGTGAACTTACGTCCCGTGATGTTGCTTGCTTTGCCAAGACGGATGCATTGCTCTGGGTAGAACGTACGCCCCATGTCCTTGCGGTGAAGCATGGCTTCCACCACCTCCACGCTGTACCACTTCTTGCCGACTCTCATTCTTGTTGGTAATCTCATTCTTCTCCTTAGTTTTTTGCTAACCCATAACGACGGTGAGCACCACCGTCAGCGTCCAATGGAATGCCCTGCATATAGCTTGGCTCCATAGTCATTTGAGCCAAGACCCAAGTCTTAGCTTCAGACACCTCTGCATCAGGAACCACAACGATCTGCTCGTCATGTACTGTTCCCGCCACAAAGTATCTCTTTGCAGTACGCACCATCCCATCAGTCATCACGCATCTCGCTACGCCCTGCGTGACATTGTTGGTTATTTTTCCTGCATATATTTTAGTACGATCTGGCCCGTATGTCCACTCTATTTTTTCACGGTCACTGCCATCTTCTTTGTACCGCCTGATGTTGAGGTCAGGGTACAGCAGTTTCATGCCTGATGGAAGCTCGATCTCCCCCTTGCGGTAGGTCAGGCACTTGTGCTTGTACGTCTTGCCTTTGTACAGACACTCACCGATAAGCTGGGTATTTAAATCCCAGAAGTCAACCACAGGCGTAGCCGTTGCCCTGTACTTGTCGATGATGGCCTTGGCCGCTAGGCAGTGGATGACTAGCTCCTTGGTTGTGCAGGTGTGCGGTATCTCTTGGAGCTTCTCAACGTTCACGTCCCAGTCGAGGAACTTCTGCGCCATGGCTTGGGTAACACCAAGTTTCTTTGCAAAGCCCAAATCGTACCGTTGCGGTGGCGCCCCCAGAAATCCCGTGAGAAGTTGTGACGCGAACGCTGCCCACCCCAACCCATAACCGCA